TCTCACCAATAGCGTTGGACTCCTTCCCAATTATCGCCCTCCCAAGCTTCAAAGTCTTTTATTGCTTCTTCCTTTGTTGGGAATTGATAACGGTCATAATTGCTTTTAACTTTGTCAATTTGGTAATCGTGTTTTTTTAAATCTGCGAATACCTCAACAACATAAAAGCCGTGAGTCCCTTCTGTAAGTTGTAGCCAATGTCGTTGGTGTCTAGCTCTCATCGTCTGCTTCGTCCTCCTGTTGAGTGTAGATTGTTTCTACTGTTTTATTAATTAATTGTCCCTCATTAAAAGTAATACTTTTTACAAGATATTTTCTAGTAATTTCTACTAATTCTGTCTCCGTTGTTATTGTCTCAACAGTTGTAAAATTTTCCATATTAGTAGGAAACATATAAATGAACTTTTCATTAGGTTTATAGTCTCTCTTCTTTAAGTTCTCATCTGTTGAATACTTAACTTGAGTTAATACCTCGTTGTCATTCTCTTGAAGCATTAATTTCATTTCTAAAATTTTCTCCAAGTGATGCATATATATTATATTTTTCATAGTGTAAGAGCCTCCAAGCTCGTTTAGTTAATGATTACAATATACACTATAAAGAAACTAAGTCAAATTTATTGACTTTTAGTTATAAAGTAAAAGTTGACAACATCCAGGATTTTTTATTATAGTAAAGACTTCATTAACTACACGGAGAAAAAAACGATGAAAAAATTAAATAACGTTTTGAATGTCTCGGCTATTATTAATAGTAATGGGCGAGCAGTTGCCAATCAGTATGTTATAACTACTGAAGAGGGAACATATTTTAAAAGCTATGGGACTTTAATAGCAGGTTTTGTAGATGGTGGGCTTGTCATGGACAAGGACTATTGGAACTATTCAAGGACGACAAGCAGACACAGAAACAACTTTACAGGCTTAGACACTAAAGAAACTAAGTCAAAAATTAAAGATGGTTCTATAAAGCTAGTATCACTTAATAAAGAAAATCATTATGTAGGCTACGGCTATTAAGTAGAAAAAAGAAAATGACCCCCTTAATTGGGGGTTTTTTTTGTCCTCTATAAAGTCTATATAGACGGCAAAGACTATATAAATTTTAATAACTTAATATAATCTTTTTATAATTATTTATAATTTTATCTATAAAGACTATTTACTTATTAAATTTTATATGTTTATAATCTATATAGTCTATGGCGAATTGTTAGTTTTGAAGTATCAATACTTCTTGAAGAGTAAGGAGTCCTAGTGGGAAGAGAAGTCTTTGAAGCTAGTCCGTGCCTACCTAACATGAGAGGAAACGATTGTAGCTAATAGTTTGCCAAAGACTTTTTTTAGGAGAACGATATGAAAAAACAATTTAGAACTGATAGTTATGTTTTCTCAGTTGACACACAAAGTGATGACGATATGAGCAGACTAGAAGAAGTTAGAAATAGTGTTAAGCTTGTCAATAAGCATTCAATTCACAAACACTATGTCAAATGCCAAGGTCGATGGGGACGAAAGAACCCACGATACAACCATAGAACTTTTACGTTTTGTCCATTAGCTGATGCTGTTAGATGGGACGTTTACATTTATACGAGGTGATAATATGAGTGGAAACTATCCTTACGTAAATAATTACACAGACGATTTAGAACTTCCAAAAGGTTGGGAGGATGTCAGCTATCATAATGATGCTCTTCCAAGTTGGATGACAAGTTCTAATCAACAAGTCGGCTATCATGTATGGATTGATAGTTGGGACATAGAAGAGAGAAAAAATAATGCCAAGCATATTTATGGTATTAAAGATGAAGAGGTATTGCCTCCAAGATTTCATGTTGTACTTGGATATGGTGCAAGTGAGAACTTATTTATGTCTAATGATTTGTCAGAAGTTGTTGAGTGGGTTAAGAATAATCCAAAGACAAAAGAACAGTTAAAACAGACTGAGGAGGAATGCTACTAATGAGTAAAGAAATTAAAACATTTACAAGTGATAGTATGGTGTCTTTTGAAGACTGTTATCACAACAGAATTAATATTGATATGCAGGGTATTAGATATACCACAACAGAAAATTTTTGGTGCAAAATTCTTAAAGAAGATATGCCAAAGTTGAAAGCATTGTTAGGCGACAAACTTTATGAGTTTGTTTTGGAAAACAATGGTTTTGATGAAGATGGTGCAACTATTGAAATACCTGAAGATGAAGTATGGAGTGCATTATGAGTAAAGTAATAGAAAATATTTATGCAGATTACAGACAGTCTGTTGAGTTTGATATTAAAGATGAAAATATTAAATGGGAAGATGTCAAGGAATATTCTGTGAAGTGGAGTACTCTTTATCTAGTTATGAATGACGGAACGACAAAAGAGTTTGACTCTACACGTGATTGTGATGTAGATTGGAAATGGCCTGACAAGACAACAGCTTATGATACAGAAGGAGGGAAGTTAGATGAGCAATGACATGCATCAACAGTATTTAGAGAGTAAATACGAAATGGTAGAGCATGGTATCAAGACTATGCCAGGATTAGAAAACATGAGAACAGATTTGAAAAACGATTTGATAAGTCATGTTGCTTCATATATTGAAGACTATGTGGAGGAGGATTTTCCTATCCTTAAATTAACTATGGAATGGTTTGCAGGTAAAGTATCAGAAACTATGTCATCTGAAGATTTAGATGCAATGGCTAGAGAGTGGGGCATTGAACAAAAAAAACAAGATGTGAAAAATATGCCACCTCACTTTAAGTACTTAGTAGAATGAGAAAAGCTAAACAAATAATTACAATAGACCATGTGAAGAAGGCTACATCACAGGGTGTAGGTGGACGAGGCAGACGTATCAAGTGTGCAATGGCTACTATGAATAAACATAAGAAACGTAGCTACAAAAAATATAGAGGGCAAGGCAAATGAAATTTGATGATAAGAACTTTTTATATCCAGGAGATGTAGTATTGTGGGCAGGTGCTTGGGGACATGAACCTTACAAGAAAGCAAAGGTTGAAACAATTACTGTGGTCGAACCTGGAACAAAATACGGAGACGATGTGGCAAGCCTACATTGGAACTTCGTAAGGAATAGAGAATGTATTATTGGTTTAGACAACACTCATTGGTGTTGGGGCTTTCAAGTTAAGAAGGTTGACGATGGAAAGTGAAGTGTTGAATAATATCATTGGTGTTGTGTTGCTTATTGGTGCAGGTTGGTTTGCATGGGAAAGCTGCATGATAGTAGATGAAATGAAACGTAAAAGAAGGAGAAGAAAATGAGAAACTACGTTATGACTACGATAGCTGTATTGCTATTATCAGGATTGTCTTTTGGATTAATCTTATCGTTTAATCTAATAGAAGAAGACAGAAAATATTTAATCGACAGATTAGATGAACTAGATGCAAAGTATAATACGATGCAACAACAAGTGATGGAGGCCACTAATAAACAAGAAAAAGTTTTAATGTTAATGGCTGTCTATCGTGATGGCATTAATACTTTGAAAGAGCAAATGGACGACAATAACATTGAGCTTATTGAAAGTCTTAATGAGTTGGTGAATAACCAGGAGACGATGGCTGAAGAAATAGAAGAGCTGTCAGCTACAGGTGGATATGGTGTTATTACAGGAGAGTTAACACCACCACCTGCTAATCTTAATCAGCCAATGGACGAACCATTTACAGAAGAAGACTTTGTAATTTTTGAAGAAGAGCAATTTGAAGATGGAGAATTGATAGAGGAAGAAGTAGAGGGGCAGGAAGTGGTGAGTTCACCCCCTAATGAACCATTAATACAAGAGCCTGCCCCTGTCTTCGCATGTCCTGAAAGAGACAGAAGTGTAAACCTGGATAGGTATATACGTAGACTAGAGTTCTCTAAAACAACAAGTGTTGTATTAAATTATGATGTTATTGAAGGCGAGATACAAAACATGGTCTTTACTGAAAGTAAAGGCAACACAGGAAGAAGACTATACGAAGCATTAGAAAGATACTTACTTGATAGTGCCATGATAGTAGAGCCTGAAGGTAGAGAATGTAGACTGCCGTTTAGAATTGTAGTGGAGTAATTATGGAAGAGCAGATAGAAGTATATGATGGCAGCGAAGACAGATGTATATGTGGTCGACTGTTATCAGAAGATTATTGGAAAGACGAAGAAGATAATTGCTACGTCCACATGACACAAGGATATTAGAATGGTAAATCAATTATATTTATGCCCTAAGTATAAAGAGGGCGAAGAGCCTGATGTAAGAGTAATATCAGTAGAGCTGTTTGTTAATCTTTATAACAACGGAGAGTTGCCAGACCCTGAATATCTTATAGTCACCACAAGTCTAAAAGATATGGCTGAAAGCTTATATGGAGATAGAGATGTCCCATTAGACTCTAAACCTTTAAATGGAGAAGGAATATGAAATTATTTTTAGCACAGATAGGTGAGTTTACCATTTATAAAAGTAAAGATACTTATGATGAAGAATGTTATTTGGCTGAGTCGCATGACGGTCAAACAGTTAAGTTCTTTAGTGCCAGGTGGTATAACTTAGATACAATTAGAAAGCTATTACTAACTCTAGCATGAGTAAAGATAAGGCCAAGTTCTTTTCAAGAGAAATGACGTATGAGCAATACAGAAAGTTTTGTAATACTGAACATGGCATCAATAGTTATATGGTGGAGTATCTTCAAGGAGATAAGGCACATGAAAACACATTTAGAGTTTCTGTCTTCGAGGAAGACGAAGATAAATTCAATGATTTAGTGGTTGCATTGAATTTATAATTATGTTTATAATAAATCACAAATATTTTTTAGGAGAATATATATGGCAGTAGTAAGTGGAAAAGCTTATTGGGCTTCAATAACAAGCCCTAACACAACGTTTGAACCAGTCTATACAGTAGACTTGGTAGTAGATGATGAGACGGCTGATGACTTTCAGGCACGTGGATATAAAGTTAAACAACTAACTATCAACGAAGAGCCTGTGGGTAGAGCTATCACTATCAAAAGAAAAGTAAACGGAGCTGATGGTAGAACCAGGGCAGCACCAAAACTTTTTGATAAAGATAAAGTTCCTATGGACGAAGTAGTAGGGAATGGAAGTGAAGTCAAAGTGCAATATGCTGAGTGGGAAACTACCAACAAGTATGGCGACTTCAAAGGGCTAGACCTACAAGCAATGCAAGTCATTGATTTAGTTCAGTATAGAAGTGGTGATGGTGATGAGCTTGGCTCAGTAGAAGGTGGTGAGGAGTTCTAATGATTGTTAAAATAGAAACAAGCGAAGGAACTCTTGAACATGATACAAATGCTATTAAGAACAAAGATAGCAGAGTTCAAGCAGAAGTCTTAGTAAGAAAAGTATCTACACTTGAAATTCTAAGAGAAGCATTACAAATAGCAAATGTAGTCCATCGTAAGAACCTGGAAGACATTTGTAGTGCATCACCTGAGTCTAAAGTAGAAGCCTCTACAGAAGACAAGTAAGTAATATGGTTGGCTACTCCATAAAAGTAGCACGGTGTTGGGGTAAGTTATATCGTAGTGTATATTTGTTCTCCATCTCTTGTCTCAACACCAATTTGGAGAACCAATGAAAGAACAAAGTAAATTTAAAAAATACCATCTACCTTGTCCTGAATGTAAAAGTTCAGATGCATTGTCAGTAAACGAAGATGGGTCAGCTAAATGTTTTAGTTGCGACAAATTCTTCCCAAAGTTTGAGCAAAACACAGATGAATTTTATACACCAGAACCAAAGTCAGCTCCCTTGTTAAACGTTCACGGAGCATCTTTTGCATCTTTAAAAGATAGATGTATTAGTTCGGAGACTGCAAAGAAGTATGGTGTTAAGGTAGTCTATAATAGCCAGGGCGAGATAGCTCAACATATATATCCTTATTATATAAAGCATGAGTTAACAGCAAATAAAATAAGATATACAAGAGATAAAAAGTTTTTATGCCAAGGCCAAATACAAGGAACAGGATTATTTGGTCAGCATTTATTTAAAGAAGGTGGGAAGTTTCTAACCATAACTGAAGGGGAAGTAGATGCCATGTCTGCTTATGAACTAATGGGTTCTAAGTGGGCATGTGTATCAATCAAGAGAGGAGCTGCTTCAGCAATTAAAGATATAAAAGAAAACTTAGAATATGTAGAAAGTTTTGAGAACATAGTGATATGTTTTGATGGCGACACTCCAGGTGTCAAAGCATCAAAAGAAGTTGCCTCCATTCTTAAACCTGGTAAAGCTAAGATAATGACTTTACCAAATGGATTTAAGGATGCTAATGATATGCTCAAGCAGAAAAAGTTTGAGCAATTCGTTAGAGCATGGTGGGATGCACAAGTCTTTACTCCTTCAGGTATCATAAGAGTATCTGAAAAGAAAGAACAATTTTTTCAAAGAGAAAAGAAAGAGTGTGTCCCTTATCCATGGCAAGGACTCAACAATAAATTATATGGCTTACGACAAGGTGAGCTGCTTACATTGACAGGAGGAACTGGTCTTGGTAAGTCAAGTGTAACTAGAGAGTTAGAGCATTGGTTAATTAGAGAGACAGTAGATAACGTAGGCATCATAGCCCTGGAAGAAGATTGGAGAAGAACAGTCGATGGTGTATTATCTATTGAAGCTAATGCTAGAATATACATAGACCAAATCCGAGATGAGTTTGATAGAAATACATTGGAGGAAATGTATGATAGAACTTTTAACACAGACAGAGTATTTGTCCATGCTCACTTTGGTACTAATGATATTGAGTCTATTTTTTCAAAACTTAGATATTTAATAATAGGATGTGATTGTAAGTGGGTAGTAGTAGACCATTTACACATGTTAGTTAGTGCTGTCCATGAAGGAGATGAAAGACGAGCAATAGACTCTATTATGACTAGATTAAGAAGTATGGTTGAAGAAACAGGAGCAGGTATAATCTTAGTATCTCATCTTAGAAGAGTAGATGGTAATAAAGGACATGAGAACGGTATAGAAGTTTCTCTATCACATCTTAGAGGCTCTAATAGTATTGGACAGTTATCTGATTGTGTAATTGCTTTAGAAAGAAATCAACAAAGCGATGATGAATTAGTCTCCAGGACAACAAGACTTAGAATACTTAAGTCAAGATATACAGGAGATGTAGGACTAGCAACTAATTTAATATACGATGTTGAGACAGGCAGACTGCATGAGCAAGACCTATCAGAACTAGAACCAGATGAACAGGAGCTGCTGTTGTGAAAGTCCTCAGCCTATTCGATGGAATGAGCTGTGGTCGTATTGCCCTTGACCAATTAAATATACCAATAGATACTTATTATGCAAGTGAGATAGATAAGTATGCTATACAAGTAACACAAGCTAACTATCCTAATACAATACAAGTCGGAGATATTTGTAATTTAGACCCCAAAGATTATCAAGATGTTGACCTTATATTTGCAGGTTCACCATGCCAAGGTTTTTCTTTTGCAGGTAAACAGTTAGCATTTGATGACCCAAGAAGTGCTTTATTTTTTGAGTTTGTAAGACTTCTTAAAGCTATCAAACCAAAGTATTTTTTATTAGAAAATGTAAGAATGAAGAAAGAGTTTTTAGATATAATATCTGAACAAGTATCTGAGTGCTATCCTGAAATACCTTTTGGTATAGAACCAATACTAATTAACTCATCTTTGGTTTCAGCACAATCTCGTCAACGTTATTATTGGACTAATATACCAGGAGTAAAACAACCTAAAGAACGAGGTATTGTTCTAAGAGATATATTAGAGACAGAAACAAATGAACAATCTGTTAAAGACACAGAAAGAAATCGCAGACATTACAAACATGAACACGAAAAGTCTTTGTGTATGTCAGCAACTATGTGGAAAGGTGCAGGAAATAATGGCATGACTTTAGTTCCTCATAAACCTAAACAAGTTGGAGTAGCAGTAGATATAAAAGGCCACGATATACTCAAAAGAGTTTACAGTCCTGATGGTAAATCTCCCACATTAAATAGTATGAACGGAGGTAATCGACAACCAAAGGTTGTTAAAGGAGGTGCTTTTAGAGCTAGGTCAATAGATAAAGATGGTAATAGAGTTGCATGGAAAGAAGTAAAACCAAAACAAATGTTAGAACTAAGAAAAGATGATAAGTCAAACACAGTATCAAGTGTGCCAAAGGATAGTTTGGTGGTAGAAGACTTGTCCTGGAGAAAGCTAACACCCTTAGAATGTGAAAGGCTACAAACAGTTCCTGATAATTATACAAACCATGTTTCCAATACACAAAGATATAAGATGCTTGGTAATGGTTGGACGGTAGAAGTTATTAAGCATATATTAAAAGGGATGCAATGAAGTTAGTCTTTGACATAGAAACTGATGACATAAAAGCTACTAAGATATGGTGCATCGTAGCAATAGATGAAGACAATAATATAAAAACTTTTGACCCAGATAATATAGAAGAAGGCATAAAGTATTTACAACAAGCAGACACTTTGATAGGCCATAATATATTAGGCTTTGATATACCAGTCATCAAAGATTTATATGGTGTTGACCTTTACAATAAAAAAATTATAGACACACTTGTTATATCAAGACTTATAAATCCTAATAAAGAGAAAGGTCATAGTCTAAAAAATTGGGGTTTTCTTTTAGGACAAAATAAAGGAACACCTCCAGAAGATTTTACTATCTACTCAAAAGAGATGCTTGACTATTGTGTATTAGATGTGCAGCTTAATAAGAAACTTTATAATCATTTACAACAACACGTCAAAGGATTTTCTCAAGAGTGTGTGAACCTGGAACATTCTGTTTTTAAAATTATAGCAAAGCAACGTAAAGATGGTTTCAAACTAGATATGCATAAAGCTATGGCATTACTAAGCACTCTTGCTGAAAGAAAAAAAGAAGTTGAAGATGAGGTGCATGAAACATTTAAACCTAAATGGGTAAATGTAAAAGAGGTATATCCACGTTTAAAAAAAGATGGCACATTATCTAAACAAGGACTAACAGAGCATGAGTACAATAATTTATTAGAAAAGTTTGCAGATGTACCCATGCCAAAGGACTATAAATTTATTAGAAAACAATTAGTAGAATTTAATTTAGGTAGTAGAAAACAAATAGGTGAGTATCTAATAGATTTTGGATGGAAGCCTGAAAGGTTTACTCCGACTGGACAACCTATAGTAGATGAGGGTACACTAAAAAAGATAAACCACATACACGAAGCTAATTTAATAGCAGAGTATTTACTTCTTCAAAAAAGGATTGCTCAAATACAATCTTGGATAGATGCAGTAGAAGACGATGGAAGAGTGCATGGTGGGGTCATTAGTAATGGTGCTATTACAGGAAGAATGACACATAACAATCCAAACATGGCACAAGTTCCTAGTGTTCATAATCAATACGGTAAAGAATGTAGGTGGTGTTGGACTGTAGAGGAAGGTAACAGACTTGTAGGTATAGATGCAAGTCAGTTAGAACTTAGATTATTAGCACACTATATGGCAGACAAGGAGTACGTCAATGAAATATTACATGGAGATATTCACACAACTAACCAAAAGCTTGCAGGACTTGAATCAAGAGACCAGGCAAAAACTTTCATCTATGCCCTCATTTACGGAGCAGGAGATGAAAAAATTGGAAAAATCATTGGAGGAGATAGACAAGAAGGTAAGAGAATGCGAGAGTCTTTTCTCAATAGTCTCCCATCATTTAACAATCTTAAGAACAGAGTTGAGTCAGCAACAAGGAAAGGATTTTTAAAAGGTCTTGATGGTAGGAAGATAAGACTAAGACATAAGCATGCTGCTTTAAATACATTATTACAATGTGGTGGAGCAGTAGTAATGAAGAGAGCTTTAGTAAAATTAGTTGACCTTCTAGATTTAAACACAATTAATTATAAAATTGTAGCCAACGTACACGATGAGTGGCAGATAGAAACTACAGAGAAAACAGCAGACTTTGTAGGTGAGATGGGGATAAAAGCAATAAGAGAAACTGCTGATTACTATGATATGAGGTGTCCATTAGATGCTGAATATAAAGTAGGAGGGAACTGGAGTGAAACCCACTAAAGACGATAGAAAAAAATATGACTTAGATTTACAGTACGGAGAGATAAGGGAGGACAAAATCAGAGACATGTTAGAAAATAAAAAAATAGAAGTTAAATCTGAACGTGGCCGTTGGATGGAAACAGGAAACATTTGTATTGAGTATGAGTCCTGGGGCAAGCCTTCAGGCATACGAGCTACAGAGTCAGACTATTGGTTTCACAATCTTTGTGTTGGCGATAAAGAATTTTGCACTATAGTTTTTGATACTAAAATGTTAAAGCTTATAGTAAATGAATTAGATAGTTTTAAAACTGTCGCAGGGGGAGACCATAATGCAAGTAGAATGTATTTAGTTAGTCTTCAAAAGTTATTTTCTAATGATGTTATTAAAGCATTTAAAAAAGAATTATCAAAAGGACAAAAAAATGACGACAAAAACTAACGAGCCTATCGACAAATCTGAATCACAGGTGTATAATAATAAGTTCACATCGGAAGCTGGACATTGGTATGACAGAGAGGGGTCGCCAGCTTACACCATCATAGGTGCAAACGGTAAAGAAAGAAACACAACATTAAGAGATGCCAAGAAAGAAGGGCTAGTACCTTCTGTAACTACAGTTCTTAATATTGTAGCTAAACCTTCATTAGAAAACTGGAAAATAAATAAAGCTCTTGAAGCCTCCATTGAATTACAACAGGGCGAGGACGAACCAAACGAAGAGTTTATTTATAGATGTAAGACAGCTCAGAGAGACATAGGTCAATCAGCTGCAGCCCAGGGAACTAAGATACATGCTCTAATTGAAAGAGGATTTGAAGGTAAGTCAAATAATAAATCGTATCGTGCCGTAAAGAAATTTTTAGACAAGCACTTTCCAAATGAGGAATGGATTGCTGAGGATTCTTTTTGCTCAGAATTAGGGTATGGTGGCAAGATAGACTTATATTCTAAGTCAGGCATCTTTGTGGATTTTAAAACTAAAGATGGCCTGGAAGGTAAAGACCCAGCTAGATTAGTATATGATGAGCATGGTATGCAGTTATCAGCTTATGCACAGGGCTGTGGGTTTGATAGTCCTCAACGTGTATCTGTATTTGTTGATAGAGAGCAAACAGATTTAGCACTAGGCCACATTTGGGATGAAGACTCACATATAAAACATGTAGAAATGTTTAACAGTTTATTAACCTATTGGAAGTTAGTTAAGAATTACGACTCGTCTACTTTATGAATGCAAGAAAAGCTAAAGCTATACGAAAGAAAAGCTATCAGTTATTGTACGACTGGATAAGATTTGAATGTCTATCTGAAGAAGAACGTAACACTATGAAGCCTGTTGTTGATAGTGAAGTAAAGAAAGATATGATGAGTATGATACCAAAACAAACTCATTACTTTAATAGGCATACTTTATACTTATCAGCCTGGACTTTGAAATGGGTGCAGAAAAAAGTTAAGAGATTAATAAATAAAGGATATAGCTTAGAAGATATAGAATATACTTTATTATTAGACAAGCAACCAGAAGCTCCTTCAGGATTAGGAGTAAATACAGGAATACAATTTTAATGGAAAGTAAGTTTGATGAACTAGAAATATTAGAAGATGTAGAAGAATATATTATTGATACATACAAACAACACTATGCAGGTAAGTATCAGGCAACAGATATGATTATTGATGCTGGCCACGGTGAAGGTTTTTGTATAGGTAATATAATGAAATATGCTATGCGATGTGGGAAGAAGGACGAAAAAGAAAAAGAGCTATTAAAGATAATACATTATGCAATCATAGCCATATATATAGAGAGGAACAATGGAAGATAAAGTGGGGAAGAAACCTTATTTAGGTATAACAATAGATTATGATAAAGAAAAAGAGTTTGATAAATTTAGTTTAGATACTTTAAAAGATAGATATTTATGGGATAATGAAACACATGCACAAGAAGCATTCGCAAGAGCCTCCATCTTCGGAGCAACATACAAAGGGGACGTGGATTTTGAATTGGCTCAAAGACTTTACAACTATAGTTCCTCTCGCTGGTTCATGTTCAGCACTCCTATTCTTAGCAACGGAGGAACGACACGTGGGCTTCCTATCAGTTGTTTTCTTAATTATGTACCTGACAGTAGGGATGGTCTTTCTGCTCATTATGATGAGAATATATGGCTCGCAAGTTCAGGTGGAGGGATTGGTGGATATTGGGGGGATGTTAGGAGTAACGGTATATCTACTACTCATGGCTCTCGTTCTACTGGAAGTATTCCCTTCATCCATGTAGTAGACTCACAGATGCTTGCCTTTAACCAAGGCACTACAAGACGTGGAAGTTATGCAGCTTACATGGATATATCCCATCCTGAGATAGAAGAGTTTATTAATATCAGAAAAGAGTCTGGTGGAGATATAAATAGAAAGTCTCTTAACTTACATAACGGAGTCAACCTAAATAATGATTATCTTAATGCAGTAAAAGAAGATGCAGATTGGAGACTAATAGACCCTAAGACAAAAGAAGCAGTAAGAACTGTAAAAGCTAGAGACTTGTGGTGGCAAATGTTAAATGCCAGGGCAGAGACAGGAGAGCCTTACATGATTAATATAGATACATGTAATGATAAACTCCCTGAAGCACAAAAAGAATTAGGCCTTAGTATAAAACAAAGTAATTTATGTTCTGAGATTACATTACCTACAGACGAAGAGAGGACAGCAGTATGTTGTTTATCTAGTGTAAATCTTGAACACTTTGATACTTGGTCTAAAGAACCATTGTTTATCCAAGACTTGATAACAATGCTAGATAATATTATTGAACACTACATAGAGAATGCTGTAGATACAAAACACTTAGGAGGTTACATTGCGAATTTTAAACGTTTTAAAAACTATATCAAATCTGGGAAAGAAGGCTTTGTTAAGTCTGCTTACTCTGCTTATAGAGAAAGGTCTTTGGGTTTGGGAGCAATGGGTTTCCATGCTTATCTCCAGTCTAAAAACATTTCGTTTGAAAGCATCTTTGCTACGAGCTTTAACCACAAGGCATTTAGCTTTATTAAAAATTCAGCCACCAAAGCTTCTGAAAGACTTTGCGAGTTACGTGGTGAGTGTCCTGACTTACATGGTGGGAAGCTTCGTAATGCTAACCTTCTTGCTGTTGCTCCTAATGCTAGCTCTGGTATTATTTGTAGTGGCACTAGCCCTAGCATTGAGCCTTACCGTGCTAATGCATATACCCACAAAACTTTATCAGGCTCTTACCAAGTCAAAAACAAATTCCTCTCAGAACTCTTCGGAAGAAAAAAACTTAGAGGAAAAAAACTAGAAGAAACTTGGAAAAGTATTACAGCTAACGAAGGTAGTGTGCAACATTTAGATATACTAACTGAAGAAGAAAAAGAAGTATTTAAAACAGCTAACGAAATAAATCAGATATGGGTTGTAGAACATGCCTATCAAAGACAACAATATATATGTCAGGCACAATCAGTAAATTTATTTTTTACTTTACCCAAAACAACGGAGGCTCAGGAAGTACATGATGACTACATGCAGTATGTAAACGATGTGCATTGGTACGGCATGAATAAATTAAAATCTTTATATTATTTTAGGTCTAATGCTGCAAGAAATGTAGAAAATGTAAACGTTAAAGTACCTAGAATAAAATTAGACGAAGTAGAATGTATAGCCTGTGAAGGATGAAAACACAATCAGCAAAAGCAAAAGGTCGTAATCTACAAAAGTGGACTAGAGACCAACTAATAAAAGAATTAAAAATACATGGTGAAGATATTGAAAGTAGGCCTATGGGTTCTTCTGGTGAAGACCTTATTATGGCAAGAGCTGCAAGGAAGAATTTTCCTTACTCAGTTGAATGTAAAAATCAGGAACGAGTCAATGTCTGGACAGCCTACAAACAAGCATCGGAAAATTGTGGAAAGTATGAACCCCTAGTTGTTATAAAAAAGAACAGACACAAACCACTAATAGTTATTGATGCAGAATTTTTTATTAAATTACATAAGAGGAAGAAATGAAAACATTTATAGAAATCGGAACGTGTGATTTTGATACTTGTCAGAAGTTAGCTAATAATGGCTGGCAAGGAATTATGGTAGAGCCTAACCCACAAGCATTTAAAAATATGAATAGGGTTATGGAAGACTATGATAATGTAATAACTCTACAGTATGCTATTTCTGATTATGACGGCATGATAGAGTTTGGTGTATCTAAACAAGACTATCCTGATAAAACTGTCAGAGGTATGTCATCTATTGTTGCTGATAATCATAAAGGAGGTAGGGTCTTTGAATATAATGATAAATCTAAAACATATTTAGATAAAGTTATAGAAGTTCCTTGCACAAGATTAGATACTCTTATTTATGAGAATGCAGTTACAAGAATAGATTTTTTAAAGATAGATGTCGAAGGACATGAAATGAATATCATCGAAGATTATACCTGGGATGTTAAGCCTACTTTTATAAAGATAGAGCATAAGCATATCGATGATGTTAAAGCTGTAGATATATTACAGAGCCAGGGTTATTTAACATGGACAGAAAAGGAGGACATATATGCAATTCGTTAAATACTTTCACAAACTAATGAAGTCTACTAGATTACATAAAATAATTAGAATAGTGGGTCTAGGAGAAAAAAGAAAACCAAAAACGGTACGTCTCAAAAAAGATGGGACACCAGATAAAAGATATAAG